TTAGCATCTAAATCTGACATAGCACCTTGACCTCTATTAAGTATTCCTCCGCCTAATATTTGATTCAAAAAACCAAGGTCTTGGTCTGATATCATTCCTTCGCCACTTGGTCGATTTCCACCAAATTGATTACGCATTGAATTAGCAAACCAATTTCTATAATCATCTTCAGGCATAACTCCGGCACCTGCATTATAAAACATTTGAATATCTTGGTCTGTTAATGCACCTAAATTTTGACCATTGTTTGTTCTACTTGCATATAATGCTCGTAACTCTTCGTTAGTCATATTTCCAAATCTATCTGGCATAATTTTTCCTTTATATACAATCACCCACGTCTTTTAGGACTTGGTTTAGTTTTCTTGGCTGTTTTTGCTGCTGCTTTGAAATCTGCTGCTGATGGTGCTCCTTTTGCTCCAACTTTTCGCATTCTTTCTCCTGAACCAGCTTTGATTCTTTCCCTTTTTGCGTGAATATTTGCATACAGCCCTCTTTTAACCATTATTTTTTCTTGCCTTTTTTCATAGTCATTTTTTTACCTGTTTTTTTTGCTGCTTTTTCTGCTGCTTTCATTCCTTTTGCTGTGTAGCTATATTTTTTATTTCCGACCATTGGCATGATTATTTCCTTTTCTTTTTAGATTTATTTGCTGTTGACAATGCAATAGCAATAGCTTGTTTTTGTGGTTTACCGGCTTTCATTTCAGATTTTATATTCGCAGAAATAGTTTTTTGCGATTTACCTTTTTTTAATGGCATGGCTGACCTCTGGGAATAAATGAGAAATTTTGGGCGTAGTTATCCCAACGCTCTGATTATATCAAAAATCGTATTTAAAGTCAACTAGGAATGCGTTGTTCCGCTTTTATAAGGAGTTTTTCTAATGCGAATTGTAATTTTAACTCGTAGTAAAAAGGTTTTTTTGTATGTAAATACCGAGCATATATGGCATTTTGTTCTTCATTTGGCAACGAATGTATTAAAGCATCTATTGTTCTAATATTATCGTTATCTAAATCTTCTATCATATAATCAAATGTATCTGCATTTGAACTGCCGCCAGAAGATAACCCAACAGATTTAGTTGGGTATCCAAGTTTGTGATTGTCATACCGCATCCATCTTGACCAATCATCAAGCAGCTGTAATAGAAAATCAATTTGCATCAGTCATATACTGTATCTAATACGTGTTGATTATATACAACTCCATGACCTTTTGCAATAATTGATTTGTTTGGAGCATCATCAACTTTTCTTTTTCGAACATCTATAATTTTAAAATGACTTAATATTTTTTCTTTATCATAAAACATTTTTGCTAATAAACATGAATCTTCTTCTATGATACCTGCACCAAAATAATATTTACGACCACGTCTTATACCATACATTAATTGATTTCTTTTTGCCCAACGCACTAATGATGTTGTTGATGTGTAATTCAATCCTATGCCTTTAGCGATTTGGTTCATAGAATATCTATCGCTTCCTATAAAATTAAGCATATCTTGTATAGCTTCATCACGAGTTTTCTTTTCTCCATTATCAAACTCATATAAATAATTAAATATTTGTTGTTTCATGTTTTCTCCTATAAAAACTTTTGTAAATTGTCGATTGAATAAAATACCAAACTATTTCTGTATCCGTTTTCTGATAATGGAATAATCGGTGTGACTCCGTGCATATTTTTATATGCTGGATAAACTAACATTGAACCATCTTTATTATCTATCACAGCATCATATTCAGGAACGTGCAAATGTCCTCCTCTCGCATTTTCTTTTTTACTGAATATAAAATTAACACAACCTTTTAGATTACCTCTATCTTGATGATAAGCTGCTGCAATATTAAAATTAGATATAGAACTAGAGAACAAATCAGTTAATCTATATTTTTCTGGAACGTTTTCTTCTACTAATTTTTTTTGTAATTCATATTGTTCCGGCATAATATCTTTTAATAATTTTTCTCCCTCATGACAAGCCATCAACATCGCTTTAATAAAAGTTCTTGCAGATGGAACGTTATGTAACTGTGAAGTTCTTCCGTAATCTCTTTTCATGTGTGCTCTAGGTACACAAGCACCAAGTGTTGCACTATATTGCTGAACAACATCTATACCTCTTAAAGCATTCATCTTTCTTGTTCCTCTATCCATTTTAACTTTAGGAACATTTGGTGAATTTAATTCTGCATTAGCAATATCTAATAATTTAAAAAGTTTATCCGGTGTTCTTTGTAAATAAAATCCTAATGGTTTTCCATCTACAATAAATAAACTATCTTCTGTGATATTTGGTTTTAAATCTGCACATATCTGCCCCATTTTATGTGGATATTCTCTTGATTTAAGTTCTACTGTTTTCATAATTTTTCTTTTACCACCTGTTTATTCATTTTAAGTTCAGTATATTTTGATTTTCTTTTTTTGTTAATAGAAAATATGTCTGGATAATAAGTGCATAAAGCTGCTGATGCTTCTCTTTCTAAAACCTCTCTATCATTCATCTCTTGCATACCTCCTTTGTTTGTATAATTATTAGTTACACATGAAATAAAATTAAATCTAGCAATATCGCCAAGAGTTTTATAATATAAAACACTTCTTTCATAATCTGTTTTAACTTGTAATTTGCATAACAAATTATTATTTTTTTTAGATTTAAACCCAAACAAATTAGCAACGATAAAAGTCAATCCTACATCTATAGTTTTGCTCATAAAAAATTTATTAGAACTTGGATAAACTCCAAAAGATTTTATATTTTTATTTGAACAGTATGTCTCAATGAAATTAAAAAGTTTATTAATATCTTGAGTAAGTAAAGACTGTATTTTTTTAACATCATCTTCCATGACAAAAATAAATTCATCTGTATCAAAATAATTCTGTATAAAATTAAATTTTTCTGTTGCTGTTTTTGTATTACATAAAATTAAATTATAATCAGAATATAAATTTTTGTATAGATTCATATCGTATTCATCACTGATAAAGATATAGATATTTTTTTTATCGATATCTTTTAATACATTCAACGTAAGTTTGTTTATTACGTCATGCCTTCTGTGTGTTGGTATAGCTATTTTCATATTAAATTTTTCGCAATCTGATAGTATTGGTAACATCTTTCATTATTATGCAAAGGTATCAAGCTAAAGTATAAAGTTGCTGCAAATTTCTTAACGTCTTGTAAATTAAATTGATAATTTTTTTCAATCCAATCTGATAAAATTTTTAATAATTTTTCATTAACGTTTAAAGTAGTGTTATTTAATATACAATCATATCCGCTAATACTTTGATATATTTTTGACAAATCATACATTGGGTCTCCACCGATTGTGTATTGGTTTCCTAACTTTCCTCTCATGTCAATTAATTTAATTTCATTATCTTTATTAATAATGATATTTGTAAATACAGGGTCTCCATGAATGGCTGTTATTGATTTAGGTTCATATTCATTAATGTATTCAATTATTTTGTCTAATGTTAATTTGCTTTCATAAAATTTAGAGTAATCAAAATTATTGTATCTGTCTAATATTTTATTTTTAGTTTCTTTGATAATTGTTTCTTTATCAATATCATTAATTGGAATGTCATGTATTTTCTTTAAACATTCTAGTAAAGATATAAATTGATTTTCTGTTAATGCGTTGTTGGTATATAAATAACTAAAATTCAAACCATTGATTTTTTCAATGATGATTTTATTATCTTTGTTTTCTAATAACTTTGGAAATAAATTTTTTATTGATTCATGTTGTTTGATTTGTTGATAATAATATTGTTCTCCGTCAACGAGTCCTGTTTTAATAACCATCGTTTCAAATATTTCAACATTGTTAAAACTTCTACTTTTTATTGTGCTGTTATAATAACCTGTTTGTTTTTCTAAATTGAAATTACAATTTACAGCTAAATCATCAATGTAATATTGAGCATAAGGTTTTCCGAAATGTAATTCATCATAAGGTATATCAAAATCTTTTAACTGTTTTTGTGTGATGTATCCAATATCTTTAATAACTGCTCCTACATTATTGTTATGTGTTCGCATTCTTCTTGCTGTATGGATAATAATATAATGTCCAAGATTTTTTAAATGTTTTAAGAAATTAATATTTTTTTCAATCGGTAAACAACTCGTATAATCATTTTCTACGACAGGTAAAGTAACAAGCGTTTTATCTAAATCAAAACAAAAACGTTCTTTTTTATGATTGTAATTTTCACAGAATATTTTTAATTGCATTGGAGTTCCTACACAATTAAAATTTTCAACGTATGTGCTGCTAACTTTTATTTTATCTTGCAACATTAAATCATAAACATAACTAATATAATACTCAGTATGTTTTTCAGAAGATAACAGTTTCTCACAATAATCTTTTAATAGTTTTCCAGTTTCAAAACAATATATTCCACAATTTGCATTGTTGCTTATTTTGTTCTTTTCATTAATTGATTTAACAAAATTTTGATTATCTATATCAATATAACTATATATCGGAAACTCTTGTTTATCTGTGAAATAAAAAATGTTATTTTTATGTTCAGAGTTTTGATAAGTTTGAATGATATTACTAAAATGAAACGTATCACAATCCATAACCATTATGTTGTTATGTAAATCTTTTTCAATTAAATTATTCAATCCAAGATAAACAGTTTCTGCTGCACCTTTCGTATCATGATTAATCGGATAAAATTTAAAATTTACATTTTTGTAACGGCTGTTTAATTGATTTTGAAAATCATAGTTATCTAGTATAGTCGTGTATGGGACTATTACTTGATTGATTTCTTGTAAATCTAAATTATCTAACAACCAAAAAATCATTGGTTTCCCAAGTATATTAATTAATGGCTTCGGTGCGAAATATCCTTCATCTCTGAATCTATTTCCCAATCCATTCATTGGTATTAATATATTAATTTTTTGCATTAACTATCTAATTTATTTTTTTCTTGTCTTAAGAAATCTAAAATCATATATCCTAAATAAGCATCACGTTGCTTCCAGAATTTAAACAATTCAAATGCTTCTTGATAATGTTCTTCTTCAAATACAACTTCTATTGCTCTACGAGTTTCACGTTCTAAAGAATCAATTTTTTCGTCTATCTCATCTTCATCATATAAAACTGAATAATCAATATCTTTTATTTCTACTTCTGAAGGGTCAAATCCTAATACAGTAATGTCAATATCTAATTCTTTCAAAGCATCAAGTTCCATTCTTAATATTTCTTGGTCCCATTCTGCATTGGTTGCTATTTTATTATCAGCGATAACATATGCTCTTAACTGTTCTTCAGATAAATTTGATACGTCAATAGCTGGTATTTCATTTAATCCTAATTCTACAGCAGCTTTAGTTCTTCCGTGTCCAGCTACAATGTGGTTACCATTTATTAACACAGGATTGATAAATCCAAAATGGTTTATTGATTTTTTAATTTGATTAATTTGATAATCGCTATGAACTCGACTGTTCTTTTCATAAGGTATCAAATCGTTTGGGTTTACTTGTTTTATTTCCATGTTATTTCCTTTTTAATTAATCCTTCTGGTAAATTAATATAATCTTCATGTAAACATGAAGTGTATTCTGCTTTAGGATAATGTTTAAGAGCATATTCATTTGCTGTTGCACAATCTACAAAATGTCCAACGTATTGTGGGTTTTTCATTGTAATATATACAACAAGCACATATTCAAACATTATCTATTCCTTAAACAATGCATAACTGCATCTAATAATTCTTCTTCTGTTCCATAACGCTCTTCAAATGCTTTTGGACCTGCATGAAAAGCTATTCCGTATCCACCATGTTGATGGTGCATTGGGCATAATGGTATTGCTTTACCCCAATTTGATTTCATTCCTATACCGGCATCAAATCTTGTATGATGAATTGTAGGTTCAACATATCCATGACCTTCTCTTAAACAAACTATACACCCAATTTGATGAAGTTTATCGTAATGTTCTTTTTCTTGTTTTGTTTTTGCCATTTATTAAATCTTCCCATTCTTTAATATCTTTAATCATTTTTAAATATTGACTCGGAGTCAAAAATTTAGATTCATCATATTGAGGAAATGATGCAGTTACTCCTTGTTTATTTTTTGTTTTAAATCTATATGGTAATGGTACACCATTTGAAAATTCTCTCAACATTATTAAATAAAATTCTTTTAAACTCATTCACCTGACCAGCCCTGTTGACCTGCCCACATTTCAACTTTTTCCATATAATCTGTGAACTCTTTGACTGATAATTTTGTAGTGCTTTTTAATACTGTAATAACTTCATCATTAATAACCATTTCGCTTCTAAGAAACTGGTACTTACACATATTATGAATTTCTCTTTGTGTCAATCCTAAATAATTACCAATGCTTGGATATAAATATCCCCATAACCTTTCGTTCTGTTCATTACTTCTTTTTTCTGATTCTTCATAAATGACTATTTTCCATCGTTTATCAAAATCAAGATTATTTATTTTTTCTATCAGGAATGGCAGGTTTTGCTTTGTCAGATTCCATGGTTTCATTTTTATTTTTCCTAAAAATATTATCGAAATTTTCTTCGAATGTTTTTCTGTCCGTAAATGGACGTGGTGAACTTCCTTTACCCATGATATCTCCATTCTTTATTTTGTTTTTCTTTCCAATATTCATACCAAAATTCAACATTAGAAATTTCATTTTCAACTTTCTTTATTTCTCTTTTATTTAAACTTTTAATATTTTTATAAAAATCACCAACAGTTAATATTTTTTTATCTTTATAAATATATGATTCAAAAATATGTCTGTAAAATAATGTATCTAATGGCAAACTATCATTGACAATACCATCTGTTTTTAATAAATGTTCACGCAAATCTATTCTTTTAATATACCAACATTTGTCTTCTATTGCTCTAATAACTGATGTTTCTGTTGTTTCAAATTTATTAGCAATATTTTTTATTGATTCTCCACGTTCATATAATTTAAAAATTTCATCTTTTTTATAATCAAGCCAATATTTACCACGTTTATTTCTTATACCATCTTCTTTTGTGATGATATGTTCTAATTCATGTATTTTTGATGTTAATATTTTACTCCTATCATGATAATTTTGTTTTACAATTTCTCTTTCTGTTTTATATTCTTCTAATAAATTTTTATAATTATTAAATTCAGAATCTGATATTGTTTTTATTTCTGCCATTTAATCCTCCAATAAATATTCAGCATCTATAAAATAATCTTCTCCACCTTGGTCATTTCTACAATGTTCATAGTTACAATTTTTAACATCAACGATTGACCAAAATGTTATTGAATCAACCTTTGCTCCAGCAATATAATGTCTGTCCATATCTTCAGGCATTTCAACATCAACAGCTAAATCTGTATTCTTACCAAATAAATATGCTTCCCTACCATTAATAGTTATTTGACAAAAATCAATAGGACAAGTATCTAACCATTGATTAAATAATTTATTTTGCATTTTATTTCTCCTTATGATTTAATGCTTCTCTTGCGTATTGAACTGCTAAATCTGAATAATGTCCGGGATTTAACATGATTTTTTTTGCCCACGCTTTTGGTTCAGGTTTAGGCATTGCTGCAAAATTTTGTAAACACTCTTTAAACTTTTTCCTATTTTCCTCTGCTTTTGCAGGGTCAGATTTAAATTTAGGTAACGGAACATAATCTTTAATAGGATTAACTTTGCATAATTCTAAAATTGATGCGATGTTCGGCATCACTTTATATTTATCAACATAATTATTAAAAGCACGAGTCACAATATCAAAATCGTATTTAGATAATTTTGCCCACCATACTCTAATCGTATCTTTATCAGGAGATGGCTTTCCGTATAATGCCATAACTGTATCAAGCATATTTTTAAACTTTACTTTATCTTCTTCTACCATTTTTTTGCCTCCATAAAAAATTTATATAACTTGAATGCTCTTGCTGCTGTGTATGGAAAATTTTGTTCATTAATTTCAAAATCATCTTTTGCTCTAATAAATTTACAAGCTGCAAAAAATATATCCAAATCTTCCATATATGTTAATTTTTTCATTAAAACCCTACCTCCTCAGGTTCGTCTAACCATCTATGTTGATTGATGTAAGTGCTTGGATTTGGAATATAACCTTTCTTCCATTGTGATGATACTTCTTGCCATTGAATAGCTTTTATGACAGAATCAATGTCAGGTTTATTTTTTAACCATGCTTTTCTAGCTGCTTCTTTACCAACCTTTTTAGGATACATAATCCAAAAGGCATCAAATTGAATATCATAATCTGGTTTATGGTTTTTGGTTAATGGTTTATGGTTATTGGTTTGCATAGCGTTCGGTATGCGTTCGCTATGCGTTTGCTTATCCCACCTTATTTTAGCTGCTTGAGACGCTTTTTCACTTTTGTTTTGATATTCTTGAATCGTATCATTACAACGCTTATGAACATAACCATCTTCAGTTTCCATAAAGAAATCTTGTAACACATTGGTAAGTGCATTTTTTTCTTCCTCCGTTTTGATTGATAAAAACCTATGAATTTTCTGTAAATCTTTTTCAATAGGTGCTTCGTCAAGATAATACTGGTCTAATAACTGACGATAAACTCCATGCTCTAATAAAGTTAAATGAGCAGTATCCCGTCTGTAATCCCCTATATTATGATTATAATAGTGCAACATAATCCTCCTTTGAATTAATGATTGAATAATGATGCCTCAAAAATTAATTATTGAAAAGATATTTTTGAATTTTATTTTTAGCGTCCTCGAACCCGTATCCAACAACTGCTTCATAACCCATATTAATAGCAATCTTTATAAATTCTTTTTGATTATCGCTGAGTTTGCCTTTTTTAGTTTTCATTTCAATAAACAAACCATGAAATGTTCCACGTGGAACCATTAAGAATAAATCACTGACTCCGGATATAACACCTTCTTTTTTTAAAGTCATAGCAACTCGTATATGACGTAGTCCTCCATTCGGAATAGCAAATAATGCCATTCTTAATAGAGGATATCTCATACGAAACCACTCAACTAGAGCTACTTGCTCGTCATGTTCACTCATTTAAAAAATTTATCGAACTCGTAATTTCGATTTAAAAAAAAAATTTATGATACCATATTTTGAGGCATAATGAAATTGTGGTTAATTATTTATAGGAGATTTAATTATGTTTCATTCTAACTTAACTTTAATTTTTACTGATACTGTTCGTAAACTTTATACCTTTGAAGGTTTCTATCCTGAAACTGAAACTGTCAAAATTTGGCATGAGCATGCTGATACCGAAGCGAAAGCTCGTGCTAATGCTCGTCAAACTTATAAAGCGTTTGCAACTATTTATGGAGGTGAATAATGTTAACACAAAAACAAAAAGAACTTTTAGCTTATATTAAAAAAACTAATAAAGAAACATTCTTAGCTGCTAATCGTGCCAATGAAGATATAGAATATTGGGATTCAGTTGGTGTTACCACACCAGAAGAATTAGAAAAATTTTGGTCTGAAACATATGACAAAATACATGGAGGTGAATAATGCAACACGAATCATTTGTTTATTTATATGACAAATACAGGGGCGAGATAGAAGTCCCTGTATCTGTTGAATATGAAATTATAAAAGAACGTGACGGCTACGGAACTGGCGACAGCCCTACCCTCATTGAAGTTAAAAATTTAAAAGTATACAGAGAAGGTGAATTAATAACTAAGTATCTTGATGCTGAAACTTTACAAGATATTGAAGATGAAATCGTTGAACGAGAAATAGAATGGGAGCATAACACATGAACAAATATAAAATGACAGCATCTGAACTTGTTTTTTACGAAGTGATTGTTGAAGCAAATAATGAAGATGAAGCATACGATAAAGCGTATGACAAAATAGCTGAAGTATCATTAATTAATACCGATAATTACATCGTTGATACTGATGGATTTGAAACAATAGACCTTAAGGAGATAACAGAATGAAAGAATTATTTGAGTTACCTGATATGAACGACCCAGTTTGGGAAGAAGCAATACAACGTGAAATAGAATCAGAAGGAGAAAGTTTTAAATCACATCCTGACAGACCTTTGCCTTTTGAATGTGCGATATGGGATACAGAACCTGTAGAAGTAAAAAATAGATTTGGTTATGGTTCATGTATATTACCACCAGATGCTGTTGCAGTTTATGATTGCATACAAGGTGCTGAAATGTGTGGGAATTGGGAAATGATGAATCAAGGTCTTGATTGGTTTCGTAAACATTTTCCTGATGAATATATGATTTTACTTGATTAAATTTTTGAATTATCATTCACTTATAGGAGGTATTATGAATATATTTTATTTACACAAAAACACTAAAAAATGTGCAGAAATGCACCTTGATAAACACTGTGTCAAAATGATTCTTGAATATGCACAGTTATTATCTACTGCTCACCGAGTTCTTGACGGAACTCTTGTTAACGAAGTCGTTAATGGTCGTAAGAAAAAACGTTACGTTCTTAATAATCACCATGATAACGTTATTTACCAAGCTACGCATATCAATCACCCATCAGCTGTATGGGTTCGTCAATCTCGTGAAAATTATCGTTGGTTATATGATTTATGGATTGACCTTATGCGTGAATATAATTTTAGATATTTAAAAGAACACGCTTGTATGAAACTCATGTGGTCTTTAATTTATACACCTAAAAATATACCTAATGGCGAGTTTACTGAACCACCATGTGCTATGCCTGATGATTGTAAAATCACGAATAGTTCTATCAGCAATTATCGTGAATATTATCGTGTTTACAAAAATAAAATGGCTGTATGGACTAAACGTAAAATTCCATATTGGTATTTACTTTCTCAATAAATCAGACTATCATTTAATAAGGAGGTGTCAAAATGAGAGAATTTAATCACTGGAAAGAAAGACAAGATGCTATTCTTCGTCAGCAACGCAAAGAAGATAGAATGTCTTATATCATAGCAATAATAGCTGCTGCAATAATTATGTTTTGGGTGGTTTAATATGACCCAACTACAATCACAATATTTGGAGGAACAATATATGCAAGAAAGTAAAGTAAAAACTATTAATATCAAAGGTAAAGATTACGTTGAGGTGAATGAGCGTATTCGTTTGTTTAGATTAAAATATCCTACCGGTTCTATACTGACAGATATTATTTCAAATCAGGAGGGAGTATGCGTTGTTAAAGCTGCGATTGTTATTGATAATGTCGTGGTAGCAACAGGTCATGCTTATGAAAAAGAAGGTTCAACGTTCATCAACAAAACCTCCTATGTTGAGAACTGCGAGACGAGTGCTATCGGTAGGGCACTCGGTGCTTTTGGCATTGGTATAGACACATCAGTAGCGAGTGCTGATGAAGTCGCCAATGCTATTAAGCAACAGGGACAAGACCCATTCTAATGGAACAACTCTCTCAAGAATGGTTTGAAGCTCGGCTCGGCAAAGTAACTGCGAGTCGAGTTTCAGATGTCCTTGCTACTATAAAATCAGGTGAAGCTGCCAGTCGTAAAAATTATAAATTACAACTCGTGACTGAACGTCTCACGAATAAAAAAATAGATTCATATACGAACCAAGCTATGCAAGATGGTATAGACAGAGAACCAATGGCTCGTGAAATATATGAAAAATTAAAAGAAGTAAAAGTGCAAGAAGTAGGTTTCGTTCAACATCATAGAATAGAACATGCAGGAGCAAGTCCTGATGGTTTAGTCGGTGATGATGGAATCATTGAAATAAAATGTCCAATAGAAACTACTCATACAACGAATTTATTAGAAAGAAAGTTGCCCTCAAAGTACAAGCCACAAGTACAATTTCAGTTAGCATCTACGAAACGTCAATGGTGCGACTTCATTTCGTATAACCCAAATTTTGAACCAAGACTTCAATTAATCGTTATCCGTGTTGAAAGGGACGATGAGTATATTGAAATGTTAGAG